GACCCTGACGATACGCCATGGAACTTGCGTCATAAGTTTTAAGATGTGGCATAACACCAGTAGACTTATCGTCAGCAGCACGAATTCCAAAACCAATTCCAACTCCTCCTCCAATCATGGACAACCAATTGGTTTCGCTGAGATTCTCAACTAGACCCTCTGCGGTGTCGTCAATGAAATTTAAAAAACAACTGATTGGCATGCCACGCTTAGAACGACCAAAGGAAAGAATTGGTGTTGCATATGACAACCAATGCTTAGATGAATACTCATATAAACGCTGAGCATGCTCCAGATTTGATGCGAACGCAGTAGAAACATAGGCGAATCTATGCTGCGGAGAAGTTTCGTCCTCGCGCATGTATGATTCTTCTAGTCGCTGGATACCAAGTTTATCGAATAGAGAGTCGCGCGAATAATCTATTTCTATACCCAGATATGTTTCTTTTTTCATTTATAGTCCCTGTTCCTTCAACACTTTTTCAATGTCTGGTTTGAAATATGATTCTGGTTTTAGAATCTTACCATCTGCACGCTTCTTAATTTTACCACCCTCAGAAACCTTGCTCATGTTTGACGCACGAACTTCTTCCCAGACTTTATTGAAGTCAATACCAAGAGTTGTAAACAATCCTTGGACAACCCATACTAGGTCGGCACCACCGTCAGCAATATCTCCGATATGGCGACGAAGAAATCCATCACAAAGTTCTTGGAATTCTTCATCAATCAGGTCAATATATAGGCGTGCTTGCTGCTCATTTTTCTCGTTAAAGTGTGGAGTTTCACCAATATACTGATCGGCAGCTGCCATAAATTCGGTAACGTCTTTTTGGTTATTCATAATATTTTCTTCTTTCCTTAATGTAAAACTGCCATCTTCATTGTCAATCCAGAGAATATCATCTCCTGGTTTCCAACCAACTTGTTCAAAAACTTCAGATTCTAGATAGTAAAAATCTTCTTCTTCATTGTATTTTATAATTGCGGTTTCGTGCGGGTTTTTGGACTCAAAATTTGGCCGCGAAAAAATCACGTCCCGAGAATTTTGAAACTTTTTTCCAGATTGGGTCAAGGTAGTTTTCGTTCGAACTCTGCTCGCGCTGCCATGTCATCGAGTGCGGTGATCACATCAGGAAATTGTTGACCGATAATTTCCCAGCATTGCTCGGCGACGATACGGTGTTCCTTTTGTGTTGCCTTATCCATACGCAACTGACAATAGTGAACCCACGAACGAAGCGAACCAGACATGATCATGACCGACTCGGTGTTACCTTCAGGTAGAACAGCACGTGCTTGTTCCTTGGCAATACCATTATCGATTGCCCACTCGTACGCATCTAAAGCAGCATCTGTTGCTGCCACCTGTTTCATTGCCCATTCTTCTTGTAGGCGAGAGTCTTCAACGTCTACCGAGTTCTGTCTGTTCTTGGCATCCTGCAGGCGTGCTTCCCGTACAACAAATCCCAGATCCTGGGTTGGATCGGCGTAACGTTGACTGTACTCTTGGAATCTGAAAGAACTATGCCGCAGAATCTGGCGGGCAATATCTCGTGTTGTTTTGATTTCCATTGATACATGAACCATCTCCAGTGGTGACCAGTGTTTGTTCTTGATTAGATATTGAACCAACTTGGGTGCTGTTGTTGTGTTGTTTTGGTTTGAAGGATTAGATACTCTAGCAGTCCATGCAATCAATTCGTTTGCGGTTGCACATCCTGTATATACACTAGGAGTAGTAAAACTGATTAGATTAACTTCACTCATTAAATGTTTTCCAATGCTTCCAACTTGTCTTTGTATTCAGCGATATGACCAAGTTCTAGTTCAATCGCGCCCATGAAGTCAGTATGCTCATGAATTGCCATCGGGTTATTCATCATAACACGCACGTTCATTGCATGCTTGTCAATGTTTGCTTGGAACTGTTTCCGAAGCACATGTTTAATATCATCTTTCATTCAACTCTCCATGATTTTGTATTCAGTTTAATATTAGTCGGCCAATCACCCTCGGTAAATGACTTGTCGTGGAACCGTAGTTCATTTGTTGGCATGATACACAGTCTGCCATTGTCTAGTTCTATAAACATAAACTCTTTAGATTGCGATGGATGCATACTGTAACCATCGTTCATCGGAATAGCAGTAAACAGATAGCGACCAAACTCTCCACTACTGCGGATCTCTGCTCGCTGGGTGTTTAGGTAATCATAACTGACAACTGAGAACTGATCACCATAACAATCCCATACCTGTGTATCTTCAAGCACCCACTGTGGTTCTGGGTCTGCAGAAAATGCCAGAGCATGCGGAGGAACACTACGCCAGACAGCACCACATTCTAACATCACATGACACCCCCAAGAATGTCCAGGTTTTGAATGTAATGCAAACCAGATACAAGGTTCAAAGGTATATGGTTCTACGCCTTTGCGAATGAACGATGAGTCCACCCAGCAGTAGATGTGATTCGGAATATTACCTGAACCAGTATAAAGCATTACTCGACTTCAAACTCTTTGACTGTTTGGAACTGCGCCTTGCTGACAAAACCAATACCCAATAGAGTATCTACGCGAGCAGAAGCATCGGAATAATCAATGTATGTGCCATCATCGAACCACCACCAGCGGTCGAGACCAAGAAACCAGCGAGGTTCGCGGCGATACTCAACCAACCACTTACCGTCTGTTCGATGGATACGTAACTTTGTAATCTTAATATGGTCGAACTCTACGCCATATTCATTAGCGACCAATTCGCTCATACCTTCCTCCACATGGCATACTTTGCCTTTGCTGCTAGTCCTTGAAACTTATTATGATTTATAATATCTTGAATTTCATCGGAAGTCAATCCATTTTCAATCATTTCATTAATATCTTTTCCTGGAACATCTGGCCAGATTACGATTCTGTATCCCTGATCAATATACTTATTCATCAACTTACCGACGTCCCTGTTCTTAGGTTGATTATCGAAAATGATTGTTATGTTTTCCTTTGCGATCGGGAGTTGATCAATCTTTCCGAACGAGGTTCCAGCACAAGCAATAGAATTATACAGAAAAAGGGAGTCAAGAGGCCCTTCGACGACAAATACTTCTTGTGTAGGATCGACCTTATCCAAACCAAAAATCGAGGGAGCATCTTCGTCTACCTTAATGTTAATATAACGAAGTGACTCGCCTCTGATTCCGCGAAGGCTAACAACAAGGAGTTTGTTATTGCCATCAAGAAAAGGAATCGCGAGTCGCGGCTCAGACGTAATGATCGAGTCTTTATATTTGTCATTAAGTTGTATGACATCTTTAACATTAGGTATGAAATACAACCTATCAAAAGCATCGCGAGGGATCCTGCGGTTAGTAACATATTGAATTACCTCATGGTCATCTGGTAGTGTATCGAGACGATCCATAATCGAGTCGATAAGTTTTGGTTCAGGTTTCTTTGTAAACTTTGGTTCTTCAAACTTGAGAACTTCCTCAACATTCTTATGTGCGGCGGCACGACCATGTCCACCATCAGCATATCGTTCAACAACATACTGACTGTATTGGGTTGGATCAAAGTTCTTCAGGAAGGTTCCGAAGTGATGACTCGCGCCACACTTATGACACTTGTAATATAGATCCTGTTTACCGCGATAGAAATAACCTCGTGCTCTTTTCTTATTGCGCTGTGAATCACCACAGAGAGGACATCTGCAGTTGAACAAATCTTGTGATTTTTTCTTGAAGTTCTCGAGGCGATACGCAATCGCATGGAGATACTTGATGTCAATATATAAACTCATAATATAGTTATACCCGATTTCATCGGAGAAGTAAAGGCTTTTATTGAATAAATTTCATAAGCATTGGAAGCACCTTGGTAATGATAGCACCAATAACGATACCACCACCAATCATAAGATACTTGGTTTTTTCCAATTTGTCAATACGATTTTTATTTTTTTCTTCTTCTTTATCAACAGAAGTTTTTAGTGCACCGATCGCAGCGAGCATCTTGTCTTCAGTAGACTGAATTTTTGCCTCGAGTTCACGAGTGGTTGTTGTGATACGCGAATGTAACTCAGCATTAATTGCCTTGGTTTCTTGTCTGTGCACTTCTAAACTTTCGTAGATATCTTCGTTAACTGATTCTTGTGTTTCAAGTTTAGTATCGTGGACAGCGAGCATCTTATTGATGCAGTTGGAAACATCACCAATCTTTTCGATGGCGAGGTCGAGACGACTGAACACGACCTGAATTTGCTTCAGATCGTGTTCTATTACCGCGACTTTTGTTTCCAAAGATTCCAATTACTTCGCCTTTGGTTTACGTACTTTTTTGACAACTGCCTTGACTTCTTCGACCTTTGCCTCTGCCTTGTCGACTGCTGCAGTGATCTCAGCAAGATCGACCTTGCCATCCTTGTTAGCATCAACAAAACCGAAAAGTTTCTTTAGTGCGTCTTTAATTTGATTTAGCATATTCTTATCCCCATGCTGCGAATTGTTTAGTTTTCTTAATACGGTCATCAAGACCATGCGTACCACCGTTTACTCGGCGAGTAATCTGACCGATGACTGCATCGGTAACACCCTTGTCGGCGATTGCGAACAGACCATTCTTGTTGAAGAACCATAGTGCTGACTCGAATGCGAGTTCGGTTGCTACAATATCTGGATTTGTCAGAACATCAGGGCGACCGATGTCTTGAGCGAATTGAGTGTAGTTGCTCTTACCAGTTAACTGGATCGGACCACGTCCACGGAATTTCCATCCATCACCCGAAGATTCTGGACCATTGCCCATGCGATTAGCATAAACCTTGTTAGCAATCTTCTCTGGTTTACGAGCATACCCTGCAGTCGATGCGATTGTCGGGAAATACTTCTTGAAGATTCCGTTGAGTCCCTTGTCGCTGTAGTTTAGGTTCTCTGAGAACACCTTGAAACCACCTGACTCGTGAGCACACTGTCCGAAGAAGTGAGCAGCGCCAGAAGTCGACAACTTGTAGTAATCTCTCGCTGCCTTGAATGTTCCTGGACCCCACTTACCGTCAGCAGCGACACCACATTTTGCTTGTAGTGATTGCATTGGTCCGAGACCAGCAACAGATGGTGCTTGGACTGCTGCCTTAGCAACCTGCGCAACTGCTTGGACAACAGGAGCACCTGCTTCCTTTGTTGTGCTTGGATCGAAGTCAGCAACAGGAGTATACTTTGTTCCACCTGCCTTAGACTTGGTAGCAACCAGACGCTGCTTGCGATTGCCGCCTTCCTTCTTAATTGAAGCATGGACCCAACCTGAGTTCTTGTCACCTGACGAATAGAATTCTAGGATAACTTGGTCAAACTCTAGATTGTCAGCAACCCAGTCAGCAACCTTCTTATTGTCAACACCCTTTACTTCAAAGTCAATCGCTTGACCATTGACATGCTGAGAAGTAGCAGATCCACCAACTGCCTTGTTGACAAGTGGTGCACGATATGAGGAGTTGATTGTTACTGGACCAAACTTAGCACGAACAGGTTCGAGAATCTTTTCACAGCAGTAACGCATGTTCTCAATGTGAGCAGGAGTTGGTGTGTTAGGAATGCCCAACTTCTTAGCGGTTGGCGATACAATCATTTCTGCGAGAGTAAAATGTTCAGTTAGTTGTGTCATTATCTTACTCCTTAGAATGGACCGAAGTCATCGTCGCTATTTTTATACTTATCGACTGCTGCCATCAATCTGATTTCAGTATCTGCTTCGATAGAGTTTGCTTCAGCGATGTGCTTATAGTCAGTCTTGCCCATTTCTTGGACCTTGACATTAGGATCGAACTCAGAAACTTTCATGTTCATCATGGTAGCAAATGCACCAACGAACGCACCAACAATCATCGAGAATGCTGGACCAATAATCTTGAAGATCTCATTGTTATCGATCATTGCATTTGGTAAAAACAATCCGATCAACATCATGATCACAACAGAAAGCATGATAGATCCCAGCGTAACTGCTGCCATCTTCATGATCATTATCTGGACTTTACCCTTTTCGATCTCTAGTTTTTCTAGAGAGTCGATATTGTTCGAGACTTTAACGAAATCCAATAAACCCTTCATGTTACTTCCTTCTAATCAATGTAGCAGGTACACCTGCTTTGTTTTTCTTTTTATATTTTTTCTGTTGACTCTTGGTAAGTCCAGGTTCTGCTTGGTTTGCTTTTGTTGGATTCGGAATACCAATCCCAGCAACTCCACCACCAGCAACGCCCATCTCTTCAACAAACTGCTTGAATGACTGAATCTTTCCTGACTCGAGTTCTTCAGCGAGATCCTTAACATCTTGGCGTTCTTGTGTCATATAAAAAACTTCCTCTAATATTTCGTCATCATATTCGATACCTTCTCGTACCAGAGCAACTGCAGTGGCAAACGAAAGGAAGTTCTTATTGTCCATAGGAACCTTCTCAATGATTCGTTTTAATCTGAATACCATTCTATGAAGTAGACTATATGCCTCTTGTTCTTCATTAGTATTTAATTCACTCTCTTTCTTCAATCGATTACCATGCTTATCGATCAATCCTAGACGAAATGCATCCTGTTGATCGAAGGGTGTAGTCAACAACCTTAGAATACGATATGTTATCAGTGCATCTACAAATCTAGACATTAAGTTCTCTTAACCTTGTTACTATATTCTGGTCTAAACTGACCTCAACCATAGAACTGCTCGTCATTCTGTTAAGAAAAACGAGGAATGTTTTCAAGTAGTGCCAATATCTCTCTTCTATTTTATAGAATAGCATCTTAGTTGCAGCATTACCAAACACATTATATAGAACAATTATATGATTCAGTATCAATCGTTCATTTAAAACATCAGTATTTTCATACCGTTTAAACAATCGCTTTATGTATTTAAATCTTTTTAAATCTTCTTCCAAATCAGGCATCCCATTACAACTGGGATTGTCATAATTTTTAATAGCATAAATCAAGAAGGTATCATTATTTAGTTCCAGCATATTATGTAACTGTCGCCGTTCCCCCGAGGAAATACCAATTTCCTGCCAAGAACATTAATTTAGCAGTATCACCTATCGAATTAAAAACAATAGAAGTATGACCAATATTAGAATTGATTGTCAATGCATGATTAGCATTATTGCTTACCATTACGATAACTTTAATTTGCCCATCAACCCCATCAGGGATAGTCAAAGTTCCAGCACCATCAGGTGAATTGATTCTGGTTACTAGTGTAGAAACGCTGATGGCACCAGCAGAACTCATTGTCTGCACGGTGCCACCAAGAATCAGATCGTCTTCCAGAACTACGGGAACTGGAATGCCACCAAACAAATTGGCAACAGTAACCTTATGATCATATGGACTTGTGTTTGGTTTCACGAGATACAGGACATCGGTCGCGGAGACCGATGTCGCTGGATTCATGGCGGTTACTTTACTGTCTGCCATTAGTTATTAATCCTCTGGGAACTCAATGTCATCAGCAGCATCACTGGAGATACCGTTCTTAGACATAGCAACTAGAACTTCATACTGGATACGACCAGCGTGAGCACCAGTTAGAACCTTACGCTTGACCCAACCAGTGTGAGCAACAGCACCAGATTCACCAACTTCGTCGCCTTGGTTTACACCGAGTGCTGCACGAGCAGTAGCAGTTGTTGCAGTCTGAAGGTCGAAATACTGGTTGTCATTACCAGTACCAGTTAGGTCGAGTTGACCAGTCGATGCAAACGTCTGCGAGTTGTTACCTGTTCCGCTGATATCGATAGCATTACCGCCCAAAGTCAGTGCTAGTTGGAATGTATCGTTAGTCTTATTAACAACAAAGTAATCAGTACCCGAAGTCAGACCAGTGATTGTAGTGCCACCTTGGTTGCTGTAGTTAAGTTCTGCACCATTAACTAGTCCGTGAGCAGTTGAAGTGAAAACATTAGTAGTTGTGTTAACACCAGTAGTAGCAATTACCATGGTTGCAACAGCGTTGGCACCACGAGTAGCACTGTCATACAGTCTGAAAGCATTTGTAGACACTTGTCCTGGATAATAGGATGCCGCATTTGTTAGTCCAGCAATAGCAGTACCACCATTATGATAATACTTGAGGTGCTCACCAGCAGTCAATCCGTGATCGGCATAAGTAAGAACATTTGTTGTAGTATTAACGCCAGCAATTGGAACAGTGCGACGTGGTACTGAAAGATTTACTGTAGGAGCAGTTTCATATGAAGAACCATTGTCTGTTACAGTAACTGCAGTAACAGAGCCAGCAGCAATAGTTGCAGTTGCCGCAGCACCTGAACCGCCACCACCAGTGAAACCAACAGCAGGTGCTTCAAGGTAACGTGTACCACCTTGGATCAGAGCAACCGCTGAAATGTAACCGCCTGTTTGGTCGCCGTGAATTTCGGAAGGTCTAACACCGAATACTTGAGTCGACTCAAAGTCAGTCGTTGCAACAGAAGCAATCGACGTTGGTTTTTCGCTAACACGATAATCCTGACCAGAGAATGCAGTCAGAGTTGTTCCTGGATTTGCATTGATAACAGTAGCGGATGTTTCGCTGGCAATTGCGGTATAAATCATTTCTTGTGTGCCAACACGAACAATGTCACCAACTTGATGTCCATCATCAATAAAGAAAGTGTCAGTACCTGTCAGAGTTCCACGACCAAGTGCAAGAGGTAACGTGAACGTATGCGAAGATCCAATACCATCTGTTGAAATGATTGCTGTTGGAACATTGTGTTTTGCACCTGCCTCTGTGGCAGCAACCATGAAAGTGTTTGCTGTTACGTTGGTAACATAATATGTGCTACCAGACGTTAGACCAACGACCGAAGTTCCTGATCCGTTTGAATATACAACAGGATCGCCCAGTTGGAATGGATGATCTGCCGAAGTATAAACGCCAGCAGCATGACCTGTCGCGGCGTTAAATGTAATTGAAGGTGCAGTAAGTGTTACTGTACCCGAAATTGATTTTCTATCTGATTTACCCCATGCGGACATTAATTGTCTCCCTTTTTAAATTCTAGATCTACGTAGTTGAAAAATTCTTTTCTCTTCGACTCATCAAGTTCCGAGGGAGACTTGATGCCATATTCATTAAGAGCAGTTTCAAATGCAGTCTTATATGACTCGTTCATTTTCTTTACTGCATCAATATCTTCTTTGGTCAGTTTGTTAACTGCTCTCGAGATACCCTTTTCGCGCTTGCCCATGTCCTTGAAGTTCTTGCTTGACTTTTCGTCTGCAGCAATCTTCAGACCTGCTGTAACACCTTGACTGCCCATTTTTGTGGCAGCCTTATTGATATAACGACCCATTGTTGCCTTTGACAGTTCGTCAAGGTTTTCGGATTCTTCCTTAGTCAGTTTCTTGACAGCAGTTTCGATACCCTTGTGGCGCTTTGAGAGTTTTTTCTCTAGCGGATTATTTGATTTATATGGAGTCGACGAAGAAATCGCTGTTCCATCTTTTATACCGCTTCTATATGATGTCATGTCAATGGAATCTTTTGCTTTATTTATGTAGCGACCCATTGTTGCCTTCGAGATCTCATCGACCTGTTCGACTTCTTCCTTAGCAAGTTTATCAACTGCTCTCTTGATACCTGTCTCACGATTCTTACGGAGACGCTCTGCTTTATCGTAAGTATGTTGGTTGAATCTCTTACCGAAGTGTCCTGTTTCGCTGTCGCCTTGGTATGCAGCGATGTTTGTCAGAGGAACATTCTTTGGACTCATTACATTCTTTGGTTTTTCAGCGCCTGATGCTTTCTTAACATAAGAACCCAAGGTCTTCTTTGAGAGTTCGTCGATTACCTCGACTTCTTCATTCTTCTGAGTCTGTGCATTCATTGCTTTCTTAGCAAGGTGCTTAGCAGCATTCTTTATTGTGTTACCATACTTGTCTTTGCGCTCGCCGACTTTTCTATATGGTCCATCGAATGGCATATCTTTTTCTTCGTTCATCTCACCCTGCATGTAGTTGCTTGCAGTCGAGATATAATCTTCTGCCAAAGTAATCTTCGACTGAACCCACTCAGGAAGATTGGTGTCATCAGAAAGCATATCATGCATACGCTGCGAGTTGGCAATGATCGACTTCAGTTGACCCATTGCCATGTCACCTTCGTAGTCATACTCTGTCTTTTCTTTTGCTTCAGTAGCATAAGTCTTGGCACCAGCACGTGCCTTATTGAATACGGTATCATCACCGAGAACAATAAACATCATCGAACTGATGAACATGTTCATTACATCGCGCTCAGCACCCTGAAGTGACATACCAGCATGCATTCTAGAAATGGCACGCTTCAAAAGTGGCAGCGAACTTGTTGGCATCAAACCAGCACGAACCAACTGGTCGAGTCTGCCGTCCATGTCCATCGCTTCAGTCATTGTTGACCTGATAACTTGTTCTAGTCTCATTAAATGATTCCTCTAATCTTTTATCTATTTATATTACTTTGAGGTTGCGAGAAGCATCCAACCATGCTTAGCATGAACATCAAGACGCCCTTCGATATGATTAACAAGACCTCTGTTACCCTCTGCTTCCGCCAATTTATGTGCAGCATTCAATGCTTCAATGACTGATGCGTTGGCATCCATAAGATCTTGAAGCATCGACGGAATACTGTTACCATTGATTGATGAATCTTTAATAGTTGCAATACTAGACACAGTATCTAGACCATATGGAACATAATCATCTAACGCACGAATCTGCTCAGCAATCTGATCAACTGCAGCGAATAGTTCTTCGTAAATACCAGAAAAGAAATCGTGCATCTGGGAGAAGTCTTTGCCTTCTACATTCCAGTGATGCCCATGCGCTTTAAAATACATCGCAAAAGTATTTGCGAGCACTATCTTCATTGATGTGTTCAGTTCATCCATATTAACAATTCCATTTTCTTAGTGCTAGTGCCTTGCGAGTCGGACGACCCTTTTCATCTTTCATTGGACCATCGACGCCAGACATTCTAGCACAGAAAGACTTGCGACGATTCGCTGCTTTACTGCCTGCCTTCAACTTAGAAGGTTTGGTTGTTACTGGTGCCTGTAGATTGCCGCCATACTTGTTGTTGTAATAGTCACGACCCTTCTGGGTTAGACCACCAGTAGAACTCTTATGACCTTTGCCATCAACTGCTGCTTCAGCAATAAATTGTTTGAAAGATAACATTACTTTTTCTTTCTGGTTCTGCTGTTCTTGATTCTTGATTGCTCAAGTTTACGAACTGCTGGCATGACTCTGACAGATAGACGAGCAACCATTGGTGCCATACGCTTTATCTGTGCTTCAAGACGTGTCTTTTCAGCAGAAGATACTGTTGACATATCTCTGTTACGCAACAGTCTCTTGTATACCATGCGACGAGCAGCACGAATTGATCTCGATTTTAGTTTTTCTGGTGTCGACACACGTTTGATAGCAATATTTCGTGCCATCATTCGGCGACTCTTAGAACGCATTGCATTAAACTTTTTCTTGAGGCGACCAGCAGGAGTGATACCTTCCTCTAGATCTTCGCCTTCTTCATCAGGTGATTCGTCGTATTCGATTTCATCTTCATCATATAGATCTACTAAATCATCCCACGAAAGAGCAAGGACATCTGCTTCTAGTTCTTTTTCGAATGCTTCTTCATCGAAATCTTGGAAGCGGATGTCTTCATCATCATGTGAAATTACTGGTGAGATTTGATCACCTGAACCCTTGTGCGCTTCATAGGAATCAACGTGGTGTGTTCCCATTTCTGCAGTGTCGCACATCTGGCAACAGTCAGGAGTTCCGCAATTCTCATGCGCTTCTTCAGCAATTGTTCTCATAAATTCAGCATGAGATTTATGCGCACGTTTTTGTAGTGCTTCTTTTTCGATAGAAGACTTGGCAGAGTTATACTTGTTCATAAATACATCAGCATGGTTAGGAGCAATTGTGTGATGTTGACCATCTTGGAATTGAACCTTCGATCCAATGCTTACTACTTTACGTAGTTGCATTACGAGGTGAGGTGCTTCCTTTGCTTTCTCTGCTTCTTTCTTTTTCGCAAGAACTTTCTTTGCACGTGCAATATTCTTTGGATCAGTCAGTGCTTTCTGCATTTTTCTTCTGAATTCATCTCTAGCGATAGATGCCTTTGCTGAGATTTCAGCGAGATAACCTTCGCGAACAGGGTGTAGACCAAGATGCTGAGTAGTTACATTGTCGTAACGTGGATCGAATGATGGGATCTTATCTGCTGCCATTGATTCTTGACCAGGAGTCATAGCAGCATACTTCTTACGGAGAGCATCAGTTCCCCATTCGTTGTCCTTGCCGAGTTCTTCTTTCATATTACCTTTGGTGTCAAGTTTAGTAATCTTACCACCCTTCGCTTTGAATGCAGCAATAGCATCAGCAGTAGAAGTTGAAGATCCAGGCATCACACCCTTTTTCTCTGCTCTATCCATTGCTATATACTGCTTTCTTGCAGCGAATGGATCTTTGCCTGCTTTACGATAGTTATTATATTCATTGACTTGTTCGAGTTCTTCTGGAAGAATGCTCGACTTAGTAACCTTCGACTTGAACATCTTGTGATCAACACCGACTCTCTTAGCAGCAACCTTGTGAGCATGAGCAGTGTTCTGTGCCTTAACGTGAACCGAACCAGCAGCGACTGCCTTACCAGCATGTTGCTTAGGGAAGTCTACCTTCCACATGCCGTATGCTTCTTCGAGTTCCGATTCTTCTTTGACAGCATTCTGACGAAGACTCTTGTAACGACGGATGGCAGATTTACGCTCAGAAGAACCACCAGGAGTTTTTATAAGATCAGCATATGCTTTCTTGATTTCTGGATTAGTCACACCTTCTTCAATTTCAACTTCTTCATGCATCGCAGGATTATATGACTTCTTGAAGTGGGCGAATCTGCTAGTGATGTTTTTATCGGTTGGATTGTCAGCAATGTGGCGACCATGCGCAGAATCAAGGAAGTGTTTTACCATTACGTTTGGTTTCTTTGCATCTTGAAGATGTCCAGCAGCACCCACTAGTTTCTTAGCATAACGATGCATGGCAGAATATCTCTTATCTTTCTCAGCATCGTCGCGTGCTTCTACAGTACCATGGTATCCATATCCCTTGTTACCAGAGGTAACACGAGTCAATGCTTCAGTAATCTTTGCATTCAATGGTTTGCGACCCTCTTTCTCGGTTGCTTTCTTGTATGCCACATCCATGTCTTCGTCGCTATCGCTCTCTTGTGGTTTCAGACCAGGATTCGGATGATAACCATAGTCTCCAGGTTCAGGGAATCCCTTTCTAGGATACTTCTTAGAGTCTGCCTCTTCTGGTAAACCTTTTTTGCGACGCATCGCAGCAGTGAAATGATCAGGTGTTCCAGTATCTGGATCCATCTTTAGTTTCGCGCCTGCTTTTTTTGCTACTGCGGCTTTTGCTTTGGCAATAATATCTGTTGCTTCAGGCACACAGTTAGGAACCATGCGCTTACCTTTTTTCTTCATGCCGACACGTTTGTAACCATCCCAGCACTTCTCGTCGATTGCCTCTTCGCTGACAGACTTCCATCCACCACCCTTGGACTTGTAATACTTCGCTGCCCAACCATTCGCATATGCTGATGGATAAACATCAAACTTTTGTTTCGCCAAAGACTTTGCCTTTGACCATAAAGATGGATTAGTAGGTTCATTACCTTCCATCATAAATTCTTCAGTGTTTACCATGACAGGTTTATTACCCTTTCCTTTACGATCAGCAACTGGATCTTCTCTTCTTTTTCTACGAGCAGCAGTTGCTCTATCATCTTTTCCCATACTATGGGCCTTAGAACGTGGCATGCACTTCGGTTTGCCTTCTCCTGGTTCCCGTGCGCAATCACCCTTGATCTCACCGTCGGTGCCTACGCGAACCCAGTCGCCTTCTTTACCTTTGCCGAACCATTTTCTAAGATCTTCGTTCATTTCTTCGCCTTCTTATTTAATTCGTCGATCGCTTCCTTGTTATCCGCAATCCATTTCTGAAGAGCAATCAATTGCTCGGCGTTTGCTTGACAGGTTGCGTAGTTTCCGACGATGGTGAAGAGGGCTTGATTGTCTGCAATACCTGAGGGGGACGCATCAGAACTTCTGGTGGCGTCGGCATCACTGCCTGTGGCACTAGCGTCGTGCGTGAACACCCAACCATTAGAAAGGACAGACTGAGAAGGCACAACAGTTTTGGCGATATCGCGATAGACATATTCTTTTTCCCTAATTGTATTTACACGGTCAACATATTGAGTCACCACTTCAGTGGAGATCTCTGAATTTTTCTTTTCCATTTCTGCAGTTAATGTTGCATTCTTAGCAGCAAATCTTTGTAGTTCCAACTCAGCATGAGCAGATCCCTTCATGTAACCATAAACAAAGACACCAAGTATTAAAGCAACACCTGCTAGTAACTTATATGGTAATGGAATCATTCTGAGCATATCAATTTCCTTTAATCATCACATATTTATCTAGGAATTGTTTAAATGAAACTGACTCTTGGATCCCAAGTCCACGACGAACGTCTTTATACATCTCACGTTTATGCGCTGTTGACATAGAACTTGGCGCCATTGAATGAAAAGTTTTCTCGTCACCAGAAGATGCTGCCTTGCGCATCTTAGTCGCAGATGCACCAGCGACACCTTCGTCGGCATCAGTTCTAGTTCCACCAACTGTCTTGACTTTGATAGAATCAAAATTGAAATGTCCGTGACGACCTTCAACATTATTATACTTGTTTATTAATGCGTGATACTCATGCGCTCTATCAGATCCAGCATGGACAACTAGATGTTTGACACCTTGACTGTGCAATTTAGACAAGTGGTGGAGCAATGTTGGTGCGCCCTTACTCAATGCTTCAACATTCGCTGTTTGAAATGCACGCTTTAGGTGCTTGACTTTAAGATCTGGAGTCAGTGGATTTTTATTGCCATCATGTGTCGCAGTAGTAAGAATAGTATGTTGTGCATTGTCTTGTCTTGCTGCATTTAAAACATGATTGATCATCAGCGCATGCCCAGCATGAACAGGTGCGAATCTACCTATTGTCAAGTGATGTGTTTCGCTCATTGTCCTCTGCTCGCTCTCAAGATTTCACTACGTGCACGATTCGCTGCCGAGAATCCTTCACGGTCAACAACTTTCAGACCATTGAAGACATAACCTTCGCCGCCTGATGCAGCACCCCCAATTGATGTGCGGAAACCACCTGCTCCAGAAGAATCTATTCCTCTGGCAAGGTGGTTAGTTGCTTGTTGCAAGTGGCGATGTATTTCGAATGTTTTGTAGAATTGTTGTTGGTTCTTAGAGACATGATCAATCATGTCATCCATCACCTTTTTCTTTGCTGTCTTTGACTTTTCAGTCTTTACTGCATCAATCTTTTTCTGATGCCATTTGGCAAGATAACTCTTATACCCCTGTGTTGAGGGCGTATCATCAGAAGTAATAGTTGAATTAATATACTGTCTGAGAGTTTGCTCGTGCCCAACATGATGATCATGAGTATGCGATGCCATCAGTTGTTCTGCCTGTTTCAGATGTTCATCTGCTTTAGTCTTATATTCTTTCGGGATTCTGTTTTGGTCTTTTGACACAAGGTGTTGGACAAGATGAACATCAGGATGATTATTAAATCCTGCTAAACTTGTCAGAGGTTTGGCACCAGAAGAAGTTAATTTGCTGTGAATTACAGCACTTACTTTAGATTTGGCAAGCGCCTTACCCTCTGGACTATCGATGTCTGTGTCATATTTAATTGTGTTTGGTGTGTGAGAAATCTTCCCATCCTCATGCTCTCTAGATTCTCGATCTGACATGTATCCGCCCTGATACTCTCCTGGAGTAGTCGGAATAACTTTAGGAAGATGTTGTAGAAGTAACCCAAGTGGTTTAGCGAGATATGGTTTATGACCATGCTGCTTTTCGATATCATCTTGGGAGAAATTGTAAGAAGAACCTGTCCCTTTATACTTGACACCAACTTTACCGTCTGCTCTACGAATAACATTGAATGACATTTTGTCATCAATCTTACGAGTCATGCTTGGTGCTTTGCTTGAAGCAACCTGCTTCAGAGTTCTCAGTGCATGTTTTGCTGCTTGTGGTCCATCGAATAATCTATCGGATGGATGCTCAATGTGAAGAATTGCTGCTTCGGAAAGAAATGATATGAAACTTTGCATAGGGTTCCCAATATAATGTTACCCCCTATTTATAACAACTTCTTCCCATGGAAAATTCAACTTAGTGTCTGTGTGCACAATAGATTCTATGTCAAATCGTGGAGTATATATTAACATGTTCTCATCATCATAGACTGGAATCTTAATCGTATCATCCACCCTTGCCTTTCGACCACCGCGACGGCAAGTCAAAACCAACCAATCTAGATTATTTTTTTGATATTTTCGCTCAAGATGTGATAACAGTTCGCGATCTCCATGATGAAATGGCACAAACGATTCATCATATCCACCAGAATCTAAGAATAGTTTTCTCGGTATAAGAAATTGATTTAATGCCATATACGTGTTCCCTCGACCTTTAAACTTGGCATTGAGTTCATACCAAGAATTAAGATCGAGGGTTTCGGTTTGCAATCTTTTAAGATCTGCTGGTTGTAGCGTGTAGTCTATGTCTAGAAACAACAACCAGTTAGATTGTGCTAGTCTTGCACCAAGATTGCGACAACCATGACTGTTGAATCCTATATCTTCAGTAACTCTATACAATGAAAAATTAATATTATCATTTAATGTGTGTTCTGCAAGAACATTTTCTGCAGGTTCTATCTGAGAACCATCATCAATTAATATAATATTTACTGGAGTATTATAGTAATTCCATCTCTCAATCTGAGTTTCGAGATAGGATCTTTCATTGTAGTACGTTTGAATAATTGTTATATTATTCTGCGACAATTCCCGCCATCTCCTCGGATGCATCGACAACAGTCAAGTCAGTCGCAGGGAAGTCCACTGATTGCGTCAAGTGATACTGCATGTATTCATTGTGTGTCATTGATTCGTCAACATACAGTTGCCACCCCGAAAGAGTTTCGTGGAGTTGTGGATAATGATTCTCAATCATGTGTCGCTTAGAATCCATTACCTTACCAATCTCTGGTAGTGTTGGTTCATAATCAAATCGAGCAATGATATATTCCTTACCACCCGATGCTCTCCACAGAGGCATGTCTTCGGTTCCCGCATTGGTCCATACAAGTGTGGTTGCGACCAACTTCAGATTTAATTCTTGTGTTTCAGTTTCTTCAGTCATAATCTATCCTTGTTTTAAAAATGGTGATGCCAGTAGGATTCGAACCTACGACCTAGAGCTTAGAAGGCTCTTGCTCTATCCAGCTGAGCTATGGCACCAATTACTATTCAACTATACTATACTTATTAGAATTTGTCAACGGTTTTCTCGAAATCTATCTTTTTCAGGATAAACAAACCATCCCGTCGCAATATATTTTTTCCCGATTAGATCTGGATTTGCTCTATGGATGTGGGTATACGCAGCGGGCCATATAACCAATGTTCCAGCAGTAGGCGTAAATGCTAATTCTTGATGTTTGAATTCAGTTTGTCCACCCTCTTCAACATCATTCAAGTATAACATCCAAACTGCAAATCTTCCTGGAGATTCTCTACCCGATCCTTGTTCGTGGTGCCATTGATGGAATCCTCCTCCTGTGTCTGAGCGCTGGAATTTCCATCCTGGTGACAAGACTTCAAAAAATGCTTTAGAAGATGCAGAATATTTAGTATTATACTTGCGCCAACCACGTGCCAATGCTTCGACTATCTTATCCTCTGTTGCTTTCAATGAACCATATCTACCAACAAATATATTCCAATCGGTTCTAGAACTATCGTCAGATAAAACACAAGCATTCCCAGGATTTGGGCGCGAAATAATATCATCGATTCTATCACATGCCTCGGCGCATTCCTCAGCAGTCAATACGTTCGGATATAACTCTATAAAATTAGAAGTCAAATTTAGACAACTCCCTTGTTCGAGATCCTGATGGAGTTCGCTCAAATACAGGAACAGCATCTTCTTGTCCTGAATCGGTGATACCTTGTTGAGCAGATAACTCTAGATCAAACAGTTTCATTTTACCACGGTCGATCCCAACCATGAACCTTTTATTTATAGCAGGATCATTATAGCGATTCTTCAACTGCTTGACCATAAGTTGCCCCATGTTCTCGAGTTCTTCAGTAGAGATGAGAGCAAACATCAAGTCAGCAGTCGCAGGCAAACCGAATGATTCCGAAGTATCAGTCAGATCCACATCACTGTTGGCATAACCACCACGAGTAGTTTGAGTGGCAGAAACAACAGGTAAATCAAACTCAACTGCGAACCCACGAAGTTCTTCAGCAATCGCCTTGACATATGTATAAGAGTTGACACCAGCACCTGCCTTGAACCGACTAGATGCACAGATGTTAAGATAATCAACGAAGATAATATCAGGATTAAAGTTGCGCTTCAGTTGTAGTTCGTTTAGCAATGCTTTAAAGTGACCGACATGCGCACTAGCAGTTGGATATTCCTTGATGATCAGTTTACCTTCAGTCTTTTTCTTAATCTTATCAATCCGATTATCGAACATGGACTTTGACAGATCCTTTAGATCCTGAATGTTTACGTTCATCAAGTTCGCATCGATACGTTCAGCGATACGTTCTTCCGCCATTTCCATGGTGATATACAGAACGTTCTTACCCTGACCCAAGGCACCTGCTGCCATGTGACACATAAACAAAGACTTACCAACACCAGTGCCAGCAAGCGCAATATTCAAAGTCTTGTTTGGCAGACCGCCATTAGTAATTTTGTTGAACATGTCAAGATCGAACGGCAACTTGTTTTCAACACGGTGATAGAAGTCATATCGTGATTCAGAATTGTCGAGGTAATCATGTCCGACGTTGTTGTCAAAACAAACACTCAATGCATCCTGGAGGATGGACGGAATACCATCTTGAGTATGTTGTTTATCATCACCATCGATAATCTGAATAGATTTCATGATTGCATTGTAAACTGCCTTATCCTTACAGAACTTTTCAGTTTCTTCGAGCAACCACTTCTCATTCACGTCAAGAGAATCATCAAGATGTGTCAGTTTCTCATTGATACTTTTAAATTCATTTTCGTTTATACCACGGTCATTCTGCACTGCGATTTCAATTGCTTCGACTGTCGGCAGTGAGTTATACTTCTCGATAAACTCTCTGGCATAATTAAAAATCTTGCGCTCGGAAGTATCATGGAAATATTCTGGTGTTATGAATGGAATTACCTTGCGAGCATAGTCTTCATCAGAAAACAATTTACTCAGTATAATCGTCTCGATCTTCTGCAATTTTTAAATCCTCTATTTCATCATATTCATGTGCAATTTTAATGCAACATGGTTCACAAACAAAGATCTCATACTCGAGACCCTCTTCGATACCGTGAAGGCAAATAGCAGGGTCGTTCTTTTTCAGAGCGACCCCGCATTGATCACATATCTTGATTTTCGTATTCTTCTGAAATATCTTCATCAGAAATGTCCACATTGTCACCCTCCATCATTTGTCCATTGCCCATGCGATAACGATTTTCAATCCACTCGCCGAACGTTGGGTCGGTCAGAACAGGCATCCAGAATTCCTTAGTGTAAGTATCATTCAGGCGATGCTTCTTTTCTTCACCAACCTTCTGATACCAACCGTTCGACGGTTTAATGACATGACCAGATTCCAGAGCAATGTCTAGTAGACCAGACCACTTACTAATACCACCTTCAAAGGTAACTTCAATCGGAATCTTAGATTTCTCACGAACGTAACGAGACTTCTCGACGTTGATGATAAAGTTGTAACCAACCACCTCGGTGCCTTGCTTCTCTTGTTGGCGACCAATAATGAAGATGTTATCAGCAGAGTAATAGATACCAGTTCCACCCGACACAATTGCCTTGGGGAACATACCAATTTCCATGTAAGTATGATTGACCACGACCATAGGAATATCCTTGATGGTAAGGTGCGGTGTGATCATACGGAACAGCGACTTCATCTGTTTAGCACGAGTCATGTCAGCAACCGACTTACCATCGAGAGCATCGTCGACTTCCTTCTTAGATGCCAAGTTACCAACAGAGTCAACAACAATCATAACATTATCGGCACGTTCGAACTGATTAATCTGCTGCATCACATCATGCTTCAACTGTTCAATGTCAGTGATTGGTGTGTGGATAACCATGTCAGTATTAATACCAAAGTTCTCGAAGTATGATTGTGGCGCACCAAACTCAGAGTCATAGAACAGGATGACACCATCAGGATACTTTGTTTGGAAACTCTTAACTAGCATCATAGCAAACGCTGTCTTGAAGTGCTTCGATGGACCAGCAAAAACAGTCAATCCTGGAGTCAATCCACCATCCAGTTTACCAGACAAGGCAACATTCAACGCAGGAACTGATGTCTGGATCAGATCCTTGGTGCTGAACAACTTACTCTTAGAGAGAACGTTGGTCTCCTTAATGGTGCTGTTCTTTTTAATTTTATCGATTAATGCATTCATTTTCAATCCTTGTCTTTAATTATAACTACTGTTGATTTTTTCGGGACAATCAATTCCTTGTCATTTTCTTGAGCAAACTGTTGAATTGCTTTCATCGCACCCTCATATACTGGTTCATAATCATGGCAACACAATATGCCACCTACGACCAATCGTTTATTCCAATAATTCAAAGCAGAATATGTCGCATCATATGTATGATCGCCATCATAAAACATTAAATTTATTTGCTCGTCAAAAATATACTTGTCAACTTCAAATTCTGTGTGGTCATATGTTATGTTTTTCCAAGGAGCAATATTCGCAAGGAATTGCTCTTTCTGTTCTCGCGGTGAGAGTATAAAGTTATTGACATAATACTTTAACTTTCTTGGTTTACATGCATAGTCCAAATATTGCTCGAGGGTTGCACCATAATTTCGCATCAGTATATCTGGAAAATTTGGATTTAACACAATGTCTGCCTGATATCGTAGAAGATTTCCCCCGCCAAATCTATCAATGGTATGTATGCTGTATTCTTTACCTTGCTTCAAACATGCTTCTGCGAAAGCAACCGTGCTTTTACCTGTCCACGCACCGACTTCTACAATTTTTCCAGACTGCGGAAGATATGTAACTGCTTCGCCAAGAGCATCCACATCCCTTCTTGTAATCAAACCGTAAATATGTTTTGCTCTTTTCATCCAAACATATCCTCTAGCGTGGCAACAGGTTCTGTATTCCAACCAATGCCTTCTACAATTTGTTTTAATGGTTCAAGAAAACTCTTATTGAACATTGTATTATAATCTACATACTTATGAATGTCAAGCTCTTTTGGAATTTTCCCAATAAAACCAATACAATTTTCACGAATAGTATTTGGTTCCTTTAAGTATAGGAACTTAATCTTCTCGCCTTCTTGGATTGCTTCATACTTCATAGTAAGATTGTGCTTCTCGAGTAAATAGTTATACATCAGCGCACCACGAACATGCATCGGTGTTCCCTTTGCATAGATGTCTGCTCTTGAGGTATACTTAACAAGTCCATTGACGCTTCGCGGGAAAGCAATATCTTCAGGTTCCATTTTATTAAACAACCCACGAGTGTGCTCAATAAACTTCTGTAGAGTTGCTTCATCTGCAGTCAATGATAGTCTTACTGCTTCCTTGAGACTTTCGCGAACAGGTGCTGGAGTGGAAGAACGAACGATCTCGAGACCCATGACTTTAAGTTTCGGGTCTTTGTATCGGACACCTTCATTATCGTAGACGTTGAGTGCATACCTTTTCTTCGCAACCCAGAGACCACGTTCTGCGATTGCCTCACGTTTGAATACAATTTTCTTTTGAAATGCATTCGTGTAGTCCGCAAGTCCATCGCAACTCTTGTTGATTGCCTCTGTGATTTTCTCCTCGCAGATTTTATCGAGAACATCAATGAGTTTATCACGTGATAGATTGCCATAGAACTTACGAACAAGAGGGTCCAAGGAAATATAGCAAGAATCAGTATCACTGTAGAAAGAGTAGTTGTGTCCATTTGTTCCTACGACCTTGTTAAGATAGACGTCAAGTGCCTTACCTACTTCCTGAATAATATACTGACCAGTCGTAGTGATGCCCTCGGCAATGCGAGCATCATAGTAGCGGAAATACTCATTTGCCAACGCACCGAACAGTGAGTTCAACTGAATCTTTCTTGCCATCTGAAAGTTATTATACTTCGAGATGTCGTTCTTTAGTTTGGGATTTTTAGTTTCCTCATATTCTTTCTGTGCGATAATCATCAGTTTCTTATACCGCTGTCGGTCATCAAAGAACTTCTGAACAATCTCAGGAAACATTCCCATCTTTTTACGAGTATAACAATAACCATTAGCAGTCATGCAAACATCATCTTGTTTGAGATCTTCGAGATTATAACTATGCTTGAGCAATCCTTTCACCGTTGTGTCTTTTACTACACCCTGAACGAAAGTCTCTGGTGATTGATTGTACTGCATGATGATTGATGGATACAGCGAGGTAGCATCAAAGGAAACAACCCAGTCATACCTTCCTGCCTTTGGTTCTTGCACATATGCACCCTCAATAGTCCTACCCCTGTTTTCTTTCTTCTGGGGAATCTGGATATTTTGATCATGCAAGTGATTGTAGATAATACAATCCCACGTGCGAACCTGTGAGAACACATCCGTATAATTACACTTAGCATCGTATGCCATCGTAAGCACAAGTTCAATCAGTTTCATCTTGCGCTCAAGTTCGTCAACGATCTCAACGTCGATGATGTTATACTCTACGAACCGTGTCCAGTCTTTTGTATAGAACTCGCGGAATGTTTCATACGGATGCTCAAGTTTTTTCTTACCAAGTTCTTCCTTGGCAATGTGATCCAACTTGTAACTTTCTTGTCGAGTATACGTAAACTTCTTATAGAGATCGAGATAGTCAATAACTGCAACACCAGTAATATCATAAGAGATATGTTCGCGACCCATGATTGTCAAATTCTTACGACGAACCAGACCCCATGGCGAGAACTTCTTGCGCATGGTTGTATCTTCTTCGGTGCAGAACAGACGATCGATCCGAGAGATTAGATACGCAACGTCGAAGAGTTCGCAGTTCCAACCTGTAATAATGTCTGGGTGATTGTCAGAATAGAAACGCAGGAAGGTTTCTAGCAAGTCGCGCTCATCGTCGCATTTTACATAGAGAAACTTGTTACCTGAATCCCTCAGAGTCTGGACAATCTCAGAGTTCTTGTCATCAAACTCACCACAACCGAAGGTGATAATCTGACGAGTGATAAGATTCTTTACCGTGATCAGAAGAACTTCTTCGATAGGATTGTTTACATCAGGAAACCCATGCTCTGCTGAAGTCTCGATATCGATAGTCTGAATATTAAGTTGAGACATATCCCACTGAATTTCTCCAGGATATTTCTTTGTAATATACTGGTAACCATAGTTGGTTTGGCCAAAGATTTCAGAATTCTCTGCTTGACCATATGTCTGAACAAACTGCTTGGCAGCATTGTTATCTTCAAATTCAATCGGTTGGAGATTTTCTCCATACAGAGACTTGTATTGTGTTTCTGCGCCACCCTTTGATTTTACAAACAGGGTGGGACTGAAGTCATCTCGTTTGGTGAAGCGCACACCATTATGGACGCCTCGGACTAAAACCTTGGAACCATATTGGTGTGCGCATGTATAAAATTTCATATAAAACCCTCGTCATTCAAATACTACTATACTATAAAACATAACAAAAGTAAAGGGATTTATCGTAACTTATATCCTATCTTTGCTTCTAGTTCTTCCAGTTTCATAGTTGAAACCTGTGACTTGGGAACTAGATTGTCTACGATATAGACTGCAACGTTTCCACTCTCGAAGAATGCAACCTTGTAAAGAAAGTCTGGAACTGGAACCTTGTTCTTGCCAATTACTTTGGGTGTCGCAGAGTAATGTGCACCAGTTACAACCCACTTGAAAGGAACAGAACGAACACGTTCTTCTAGATTCTTCCAAGCGACACGATTGACAGAAGGCAATTGCGGTGTCATGTTTGTCATGAAGAAAGTATCTGACATCTCGTTTGGATCATCAGCATTTGCTGCAGGAACCATGTGTCCACGGTCATAACCAGAGTTGGTATAGTCAGCAGGTGTTGGTGAGTCAGCGATGCGCTTATCAGCACGGAAGTCGTCAGTACGTGGAGTTTTCTTCAAACGTTCTTGTGCGATTTCGGTCGAAAAGATATTAGCATTGCGGTCATCATCATATACAATTGCGAAGAATGAGTTGCAGAGAACCTTAGTGTTTGGAACTACGATTTCCTTACCATTCGGATAGAACTGATCACATGGAGAAGCGAATGCTGTTCCTGGAAGCAGGAATAATGCGAGAGCGATTAATGGTTTCATAGGATAATTTTACTTTCCGGAACGACCAGACCTGAACCGTAGCGAGTATTATACTCGTTTAGCATTCCAGTCTCTGGTTCAAAAACTGTGATAACTGCACCAGAACGTAGAGGAACCATGTCATCTTTTGCGTATGGGCAGAATGGTGCTAGACCTATACCGAATTGATTGTTCTGATTAGGAATCATCATAATCTGCATAGGTTTCTTTAAAATGACAAGACCATCAATTGTCTCGTCGATATCAGCGATAATTTCATCACCACTGATTAACTTCACACATCTAATATTACTCATGTATTCACCTTCATATTGTTATTTAGTTGAGAAAGAAGCAATCATTATCGATTTGCCCCTAGTAATTGAGAGGATAGATTTACCATGTTCGGGTAAAAAGTTGCAAAAACTTCTTTCACCTCGTCAGCATTTGCAATTTGTTCGTATGGATCGAGAGGTAATTGTTTTTCATTGAAGATTCCGAATGCCAGTTTCTTCTCATTTTCATCTAAGTGTGCTGCCATCGAAGTCAATTCATCATATTCCACAACAATATGACTGCCGACAATATTAGTCATGACTCTCTTATTGTGTTCTTCCATAAGATAACGACCAAGGATCATCGTCTTTAATTCTGGAATATCCACGTCTAACACAGCAGAGTTTTTTCCACTTCTGAAAATCATAGTTTTCTTAGCAAAGTAAGAACTAAGAATCTTATGTTCGAAGTTACGATTAACATATACAAATTTAAAATTCTGTTTCTTTAGAAACTCCAGACCATCAACAAGAGAAATAAACGTCAATCTATCATCTAAGAATATACGACATGTCAATGGTTGCGTTGGGTCTGCTCGCGATACCTTATCGATCCAATCTTTTCCTAACGCAGGAAGTTGTTCGACATTTCTATTGGCAGCCATTTTTAGTTTACCGTCACCATCAGTAACCATGTTAAATGACAGTTTGTTATTTTCATCTATGTCGAGATTGGCAAAATAAGCAGTATTAAAGTTCATGAAATCTTCAAGCGTCACAACACCTTCAAACTTTTTACCAATAGAATAGTTAAGTAATGCTTCAGTAAGTTGTGTTCCAGATCTCGCAACACCAACAACACAGTACCTGTGATGCGTTAGATTCCAAGGAAGAGGTTCAGTCAAATTTAACATTACATATGATCACCTTCATTGTTAATGGTGGGTGAGAATTAATCCCACCCACCAGTCTTAAATTACTTTGTTTTACCTTCTGCTAAGAATTCGGCAGCCTGTGACGGATACTCATTATCCTCATCGCTGATGTCGATTTTCTTTGCTTTCTTTTCTTCTGGAATAAATGCTTCCAACCAAATCTTCAGCATACCATTGACCAGCGAAGAACTCTTTACTTCAACATTGTCGGCGAGAGTGAATTCACGTTTGAATCCTCGCTCAGCAATTCCCTTGTAAAGATATTCAGTGGATTCAGGCGAGTCGCACTTTCCTTTGATGGTCAACTTGCCTTCTTGCAATTCAATATCAATCTCCGACTTACCGAAACCAGCAACTGCCAGTTCGATTACGTAGCGATCTTCATCGACTTTCTTGATATTGTATGGGGGATATTTTACTGGCATCATTTGCGACGATTGATCAGCAATATCTGCTAATCTTTTCATGACGCGATCTGCGCCAACGAAATAACGGTCGAAGTCTGCCAAATTAGTTGTATTAAATTTCATAATTGTTCTCCTATTAAGCGAGATTAAAAAAGAGTGGAGTCCGAAGCACTCCACCCTCTATTTATACTATACTTTTAGAAGAAAGTCAATTATTTTTTGCGACCAATGTTATATTTCTGAACAAGTTCCCACTCATTCTTTTCCTTGAACGCAATTACTTTAATCTGATTTAGTGGTGCTTTGTCTTCATGAATCTCTGGATTTAGAATAGTAATTAATCCCCAATCCGAAAGAAGATGTGCTACCGTGTTTCGACGTTGTAAATCATTGTCGCTAAAGTCTGCATCTTTACCATCCAAGGCAAAGAGTTCTTTAAAGTGCACGATGAAATATCTGCCCTGCTTGTGTAGAATGTGACATGATTGATAAAGAATCTTTTCTTTTCTTGATGCAACACCAATACGGGAAAGGGTCTCGCGAACTTTCAAGAAGTCATCAGGATTCTTTAAGTTGACTTCCAGCGGTGCGTACCCTGGAAAGTCAATGTCAAAAAAATCTTCGCTCATTTTTTACCACCTTTAAACAATTTCTCTTTTATATATTTTTTTTGTTCTTCAGAGAGAATTGTGAGTGCTTGGCGAGCCTTGTCATTGCTGTAACCATAATACTCTTTCACCATCTCCACTTCGGCATCGTCCTCGATTTTGATCCATTTGTCAAATCGTTTTCTAGCGCGAATAGTATTTATAAGATACATGTTTTGCATGCTCTTATCGAGATGGGAACGGCAGTTCATTTCATTGGCAGGGTGAACAGTGTCAATACTGAATGTCAACCCACGATTAATGATCCAAGGATTGTATTGTTTCTCAGACCAATCGTCAACTATTAGATTCTTCTTTTCATAGTTTATATCTTTAATGAAGTCGAAAGGAGATATACCCTTCTTCTTTTCTTTGTACTCCTCAGCATCATATTCAACTTTCGGAGCACCCAAACCATCGAGCACTCCAGTCATTATTTCCACTCCATCCCTGCCATAATTTCAGCGAGACAAGCAACAAGATTGATCTCAGGATTAGCAGCAAACGCTGCCTTATACTGATAATCTGCAAGCAGCAGAACCAACTGCGAAGGATACTTGACATCATCTAGAATGGTATCATAGATCTTGCGGAAGATAAGATTTGGGTCATTGTCGATGTTATCGACCACCCAGTTACGCATCTTCTTGAAGTCTTTGCTCTTCAATGAGGTAACAAGTTCTTTCATGTTGACTTCTTGAACATTGACGAGGATACCTTCATCAATAGTTCCGGAGACACTGTAACGTTGCAGTTCGTTTAGAACACGGCGATAGTCGGGGAAGTGCTTCTTGAGAACTTCAGCGACAACCTTCTCATCGAATGTAACATTCTCAGTTGCAAGAATGTCAGACAGACGCTTCATGAAACGACCTGCCATCTTAGGACGGTCTGCCTTTGTCAACTTAAATTCGATGACAGCAGTCCGACTGTGAAGAGGAGCAATGATTCGGTTCTTAAAGTTACATGTGAAGATAAACCGACAGTTGTTTGCAAACTCTTCGATAAATGCACGCAAGGCAGGTTGCGTAGAGTTTGGATTGAGATAATCTGCTTCGTCTAGAATAACTACCTTAGTCTTACCGCCAAAGGAAACTGACGAAGCGAACTCTCGAATCTTGGTGCGAAGAACATCAATACCTGATTCTTCTGAACCGTTGATGATGATATAGTCACATCCAAGTTCTTCGCAAATCGCACGAGCAATCGTAGTCTTACCTACACCTGCTGAACCGCAGAGAAGCATGTTTGGAATTTCACCAGTCGCAACGAACTCGCGGAATGTCTTTAGTTGATCATCGGGGAGAATACAATCATCAAGTTTGTGAGGACGATACTTTTCAACCCAGAGGAACTGTTCTTTTGATACGTTCATTTTTCACTTCTTCCATTATGTTATACTTAGGAGACCATCCCAAGTTTCTCAATTGTGAATTGTCAGCATGTGTGACAATTCGTTCACCAGTTACTTCACGAATAGGGACATCACGATATCCATATTCACGAGCAACATCAACAACAGAGACAGGATTACCTGTCCCAATATCCAATTTACCCTGAATACGGGTATCTGTCAATATAATTTTTATCGCTGAAACAACATCTTCAACATGAGTCCAGTCTCGTTTATGATCAGTAAGATACTCAACTTTGTTATTGAGCATCATATCATAGAACATATCGGGGCGGGAGTCAGGTCCATAGACAGTGTGAAAGCGCATTCCTACTGAATATTTTGGAGCAATTTCTTCCATTGCTTTCTTGGTAGTAGCATATGGATTCTGCCACCACTCATAAATTGATGACGAAGAAGCATAAACACATCGAAGATTGAGACGTTCGCATTCCGAAAAGACTTGCATCGATCCTTTGACGTTCACGTCCCAATATTCGTCAGGGTCCAACCAACTCTTGCGCACACCTGCTAGTGCGGCAAGGTGAAGCACTGCTCCATAATACTCAGAGATTTTAAACTCTCGAATGTCTCCCTCATAGGGAATCACATCAAAGGAGTCGGACAGAATGCGTAAAGCATTCCGCCCGATAAATCCTTCATGACCTGTTATAAGAACTCTCACAGTCAGGAATCATCTTCCACTACAGTAAGATCGATGTCGTTGAGACTCAGAAACTTATTAAACTGTCGAATAACTTCGTATGGATTGCTAAGATCTAAATCAAAATCCATACTCGTCGAGCGATTAAGATGTTCATCATCGTTGTTATACGGTACACGCGAACTGAACGAAATTTCCAACTTGTTCATATTAAATCTCCAATTAAACTACTGACGATGGTTCCATTGCCAACCAATACTCAAGGTTCTTGGATGCATGCTTAAAGTGCATTGCTTTCTTGCGACCGAGAGCAACAGTGTAGTCATCTGTAATGACCTTCAGATTCTCAACCTTTAGTCGACAATCAAAGTCACCAACATCAGTTGTAGTCAATTCCTTACGATACGCATTGGCACGTGGATTGCTTGGGTCGCTAACGCTCAATGTCACCTTGCCATCCTTAGAGACAATACTCATGGTCGGAGCAGAGAGAACGTTCGCTGCCTTCTGCACCATGCTGATGTCAGCAGCAGACAAGGTGAAGTCGAAGAATGGATCAATCTCGAGAGTCTTATCTGGAGCAGCGGTAACTACACTGGGATCAGCATAACCATACTCAAACTCAGACTTACCTTCACGAAGGAACATACCTGTTTCTTCAAAGTCAATCTCAGGATTTTCCCAGAGACTCAGCAACGCAAGGAAGTTGTTCAAGTCATAGACCGCAAACTCACGGTCAAAAGTTTCTGAGACTGTTGCGCGAGAGAGGATATTCTTACCTGCACTGACAGTGGAAAGAACATTACCCTGACGAACAAGGATGTTGGTATTAATACTTGCAAAGTTCTTTAGAAGTGCAAGGGTGTCGGATGAAATCTTCATAATATATTAGTCTTTCTTCTTTTTAGTTTTCTTACTGTTTTCTGCAGTAAATTCAATTATACTGGGAATAGTGTCGGAAGTCAATAGAGAAGTGGTTCCCATGTTATGTAAATGCCAGTTGGGGGCAGTCGCATATTCTGGTTTGACAGTAATAGTATCTGAATACGACAACGAGGTCTTCAATTCATAAGGTTTACTATTGACTTTTTCAAATGGATCAGGTATACTACTCTGTTGTTCCTTGTCGTGCACATGCATCGCAATGATTGCATAGTGAATGACTTTCAACAAATCCTTACGCCAGTCTTCAGGTGTTCCTTTGTGACCGTAGCGTTGGGCATACTTCAGGATATTGCCTACAGTAAAACCAATACCATGACCACCGTCGATAATAAACTCGGTTGCTTGGTATTGATTCTGCGAGTAATGCTCACCATAGGTGGCATCAATATATTGGGTAATCTCCCGTAGGAGATCACCCTCGTCATACTTGTATTTAATTGTCATTATATCTCCTTAGAACGGGACTTCTTCATTAACAGACTGGAAATATGCGTCTTCATTTACGCCATCATCTGGCGCTGCATCGCTGTCGACTTTCTTATAGAGGTCTAGGAAAGCGGACTTAGTGTCAGCATCGAAGCGATTGACGCAAAGTTCGATTGCCTTAGCACGCGAACCGAACATAGCAAAAGCATTGACGATGTGCTCAAGACGACGAGTCGAGATGAGTTCCTCAACACCACCTTCATAGAAGGTCTTACGGATAATATCTGCCCAAGTTACCAACTTGTCAGCAAATTCATCGTCAACCTTATTGACCTTTTCCATCTTGTTGAGGATAATCTGCTTCTCAATCTTTAGCGAAGGATATTCCTGCTCAACAGTGATGGCAAAACGCTCAAGGAACGCATCGTCAAGAATCTGGGCAGACATAAACTTGCCATCGTCAGAACCACGACCCTTGGTGTTCGCCGTAGCGATAACGTTGAACCCTGCCTTGGGGTAAACTGTCTCACCAGTTTTCTTGTTGAAGTATGGTTTACCTTCGAGAATTGCTTGGAGACACATCATCTTGTTCGAACCACGGTCGATTTCGTCAAGGATGAGGATAGCACCACGCTTCATAGCAGTGAGAACTGGACCTTCACGATAAACAACGTTACCGTCGACGAGGGTGTTACCACCAATCAGGTCGTCTTCATCAGTTTCAATGGAGATGTTAACACGCATACATTCGCGCTTCAACTTAGCACAAACCTGCTCGATCATGGTGGTCTTACCGTTACCCGACAGACCAGAGATAAACGTTGGGTAGAAGTTGTTCGACTTCACAACCTTCCGAAGATCGTTGTAGAAACCAAAGGGAACATAGGTCGGATCAACGTGCGGAACGAGGTTCTCGATCACTGTCTGCAACTTCGGTTGGATAACCATCTTAGGAGCAGTGGCAGGGAGTTGAACGACAGATGACTTAGCACCTACCATCAACGGAGACAGGTCATACGTACCACGCTTGATCATACGGTCGCGCTGAAAAATCCAACCAGGATACTTCATCCCAAGAGATTCGGCAGCGGCAACAATATCACGCTTACGGAAAACACCATTGTTGGTGTTATTGTCGGAAAGGAACTCAACCAAAGCATCACGATTCATCATAAAAATATCCTCACATCACATCATCATTTAATATATTCAATATACCCTAGAACGGTATAAAAGTCAAGCCGCTTTTTCACTATAAAGATAGGAAAGATAACCAGCGATATAGGCATCAGAAGCACCAACCATCACGCGAAGTTGAGAGACAATAAAATCAAGTTCAATAGACTCAACCCAACCATTTTCAAAATCATCACGAGCAGTGGCGAACCCATCAGCGTAAGAAGTAAAATCAGTCATCAACATTTCCTTTCTCATCTTATATACCATTCTACCCCGAAACGGCAGAAAAGTCAAGCCCTTTCTTTCGCTTCGGGGTAAATAATTTAGGCGACTGCCTGAATCATTTTGTTCAACAGAACTCGGTTGGTTTGCTTAGTATTTTGGAACTTCTTGAATGCCCGACGAAGATCTTTAGGGTCGCTGCTGTCAGTGTCAAAGACATCTTCACCAATAGTCAACTCGCCGCCACCAGGAATCAAAAAGCGATCATCGAAACCAAATGATTTTGTGGTATGGAAAAACTTTTGTTTCCATTCATTCTTCCACTTGGTATCGAAATCTTCAGCAGAATTGTGCATACGTTTTGCTACCCACTTAGGATTGTAAGGAGCGATGTAGAAATTGATAACACGCGAACCAGTTGCCTTCTTGTAGAGTTCTAGAAGAGCAACTTGCAGTTGAGTGCGATAAACTTCATCATTATACTTAACTGTCACCGAAGCATTGGTGCTTGCATCTGTGATGTTGACATGGAACGTTCCATAACGGCCTCCGACAGTGATATTGTTATCGCCATCACCATCGGTGAGGAACACAGTGTTGAGAACTTCTACACGATTTTTAGCACGGAACTTTTCAGCAATCGAACGAGCAACCATGATTGATTCTTCGAGTGGAGTCGAAGCAAGACCCATTATGTCTGAATTGCGAACGAATCTTTCAGTCCGACGAGAAGGACGAACAGAATAGTCATATCCCTTGGCGCACATAAGAAGAGTACGAACTACTTCATTAAACTTAGCAGACGAACAGTTATCCGAAACAAACTGCAACAGATTGAACGAACTGTCACCAATTTCAAGTTCCTTGCCAGATGAAACCGTGTCACTAGCACGATTTGCACGCATGGCATCAGACTTGGAATACTTGTCGTTGACAACACCATTGTTGGTGAAACCATAAACTTCAAACGGGATGCGAACCTTGCGGCAGAACATCATGAGCGTAACCAACTGCTCAATCGTGCCCTTCATGTTTGATGCCATCGAACCAGACATATCCAGGAACAAAAGCATACCATGGTTTTTACCATTAGGCACAACTGTGTTGCGAGCGAACAAGTCTTCGCTGATTTTATGTGCCCAAACACGGTCAACATCAAGACGACCAGTCTTAGAAGTCTGCGCACGAGCAAACTCTGAAGCGCGACGACGCATTTCAAATTCTTGAACCATGGTATTAATATACTTCTGGTTGTTGTTGCGGAACTCGGAGAAAACTTCCTGTGCAACTGGGTCATAATCTACAGTTTTTGTAAACCACCTGTCAGCATACACAGTCGGGCGCATCCTATCAAGAACCCAATCCATAGGAATGACATAGTTCTTGGTATCAACCTTGCGGAGAATACCATACGCATACTCACGCGACTTTGAGTCGATGAACGTATCTTCCATTTCGCGGAAGTTCTGATCAGTGATAGAGACAGGGTCTTCGTTCAGGACTGGTGTATCGTTTGAACCAGGAAGTTTTTCACTTTGAGTGGGAGCAACAGCGCCATCTTCATTTGCGTCGTCGGCAGACTTAGCATCGGACTTAGCATCAGACTTAGCATCTTCACCAGTTTTATCACCAGAATCAGCATCAGCATCAGCAGATTCACCTTCACCCGACTCGCCTTCGCCACCATCACCAGATGTCTGATCATCCATGTCGGAGAACCATTTATCGACATCGTACGAGGCATCGTCGTCACCGTCTGAATCGTCCATAAGTTCGCCCATAAAGTTTGACGAATCAAAGTTATGCTCGGGTTCAGATTTAGCAAGTTCGTAGAGTTCTACTGCGAGCGCAGCAACATCATCCCATGTTTCCAACGCATCAACACGAGCAAGATACTGGTTCTCATCAGCGCTGAATGGAGCATTGAGGAAAGAACCAACCTTATAGTGCAGATTGATGCGGTCAATGAGACGCAACTTGTTGAGGTCATATCCCTTAACGCCGAAGAAGTTATTCTCGAACAGTTCCTGATACCCAGCAAAGAAGTTGCGACGGATACCAGGAAACTTGTCCTTAATCTTGCGCTCGATACGAGCATCTTCAAGAACGTTCAGATAGGACTTGATACCGATGCCGCGAGCATCAATCTCACCGTGCCAACCCTGAGCAGGTGTGAACAATGCGTGACCAACCTCATGACCAATAAGCAGGTCATAAAGGTCGGACGACATATCTTTCCAGATAGGGAGGATAAGGGTGCGATTCTTCAGGTCGAACATCGCAGTCTTTACCTTCTGATGTTCAATCCGAAGGTTCTCAGTGGCGAGCAACTTAGCAAGGGTAGACTTATGGGAAATAGACATCACGGAACCTCATCAATTAATATATTTCATTCTACCTCGAAACGAGGCAAAAGTCAAGCCCTAAAATTACTTTCAGGATAAATTAATTACAGCGGGTGATACGCTTTTCGTAGTAGTCGCCATATCTATCGATACCACTGGTAAAAATTTCACGGCAGACAGGACGTCGATAGTGATAATCATACTCACGGTCAAAGACTTCACGGTCGTTTGCACGATCGTTGCGACGATTGCTGGTTGTCGCAGCACCAAGGATAAATGCGCCTACGCCGATGGCGATTGCCTCACCAGTG